GAAAGGAAAGTAGAAGAAATGAAGAGGCAAAAGCTCCCTTTAAAGTCCTTAAAAAGCTATTTAAATGCTTGATAATCAATGATTTGCAAACATTTGTTTAACTGCGTAAATTGTTTACGTACTTAACATAATGATAAATATAAGGAAAACTAAATGTTGCAACATACAACACATAACTATTTGATTATCAATACATTATGAAGGATAATTAAAGTTAGTTCATTGGATCATCATGCAAATATTTTACAATTTATGACAGCATCCCAGATACTTAACAGGCTTCTGGCTTTAATAGAATGTCATAACTCATTGATAGTCAACGAAAAAGGTAAAAAAGTGGTATGAAATGGATCAGAATAGCACCCCCGTACCCTTGAAATAAGCACTTTCGTTTGAGGGGGTGGCTCGCTGAGATGGGGGTATTACCCATCACACATCCATATTTAATCTTACAAATTACATTCTATTAATTAGAAGGAATTAGAAAATAAATGTAACTATTTCAACCTTTTTGTCCATAAAGTTTGGACAAGAAAAGTATTTGTCTATCTTTGTCCAATGAATCATGCAGAAATAAATGAGTTGTTGTCCAAAGTGTCCATTACGGTAAGTGCTATCGAGGAAGAATTGCTTATACCTGCTGGTGTTTTGAGCAAGGCTAAGAATGGTAAAAGGGATTTGCCTGCTAAGTATGAGCAGAGGTTGCGTGATTTTGTCAGTGGGGATTTGGATGTGAGTTCGGGTGTTGTATTCAGTGGTCGGGTGATTGATTCGGAGTGCATGGAATTGCTACGGTCTGATGAGGGGATTGAAACTCCTGGTGATGCGGTGTCTTTTTTGTGCAAGTTTTGGATGGAGAACAGGTCTGTAGGTGGTGAAGTAGAGATGTTGGTGTTGAATGGTGGATTGAATGTTCGTCCTACTCCTGCGAATATTGAGTTGTATTTTGGGGTTTCAAAAAATTTGCCTTCGGCAAGTATTGATGCGGTTGATCGTCAGGTATTAGGAGTTTTGGGAAAAAAAATCGAGCCTTCGGCTGTTGTTGATGTTGTTTCGGGGGGTGTGAAGCCTTCGATTGATGATTTACGGAAGTTGATGGATGCGCCTATGAAGGGGATATTTGATTTGGAGGAAGAAGTTGTGGTTGAGAAGGTGGATTATCAGAAGTTATATGATGAGTGTATGTTTCCTGATGAATATAAGGCTTTGTGGGAAAGGATAAGTTCTGATCCTAATGTGTCGGCAAAGGAGCTTCCGATATGGAAAATAAGGTTAAATGTGAAATAGTGTTCATTCGCCTATAAATTACGTTAGTTCACCTCATTTTTTGTTTTTGTGTTGATTGGTGGGGTTATATTTGGGGTGGTAAAAATAAATTATATGAAACAAAATACAATTTTAAGAATATTATCTTTTATTATGAACGCATTAGCTATTGTATTACTGCTTAATGGCGTTGGAAAATTAGCGACTATTTTAATTATTATAATGGTTGTTTTGGTAAACTATTTCGATGGACTAACTCGTAGAGAAATCCATAACCCTTAACCCCTATCCCCCTACATTAACCCAATGATAAATTAATTAATAAAACAATAAACAACTAATACCAATTTCATGACACCGAAAGAAAAATCAAAAGAACTGATAAAAACATTCCAAATACCCGCCAATCATTCGCATATATCAGATGGGGCAAATAGCACAAAACCGCTGTTACCTGCTGGGCGGATTATTCAGCAGAAACTTAATTTAAAAAACAAATACAATGGCAGAATTTAAAGACTTAGTAGGAAAAACACTTACCGAAATCAAAAACAATGGCGATGAATTAATTTTTATCGTTGACGATGGAACACAATACAAAATGTATCACGGAGAAGATTGCTGTGAAAGTGTTTCGATTGAAGATATTAACGGAGATTTGGAAGATTTAATTGGAACACCAATTTTATTAGCTGAAGAAGTTTCAAACTATGAACCAACTTCAGAAGAAGATATTAAGCGAACCAAAGAGGCTGATGAATGGGGTTCTTGTACGTGGACATTTTACAAATTAGCGACGATAAAAGGTTATGTTGATATTCGTTGGTTTGGCGAAAGTAATGGTTACTATTCGGAAAGTGTTGACTTCATGCAAATCGGTGTTGACCGTGAATGGTAGCTATTGGCTATAACGTTTTGCGTATATGCGAGGTACGCCAAACGATGAACTTAAATAAACCGCTTCATGGCGTATCTTGCATATACGCTGTTAGGCACAGTTTAATACGATTATGATTTACACAGAGCAAGACGTAGAAAAAGCAGTAAGCAATTTGGTAAGTAAAAACCAAGCACCTATCGTAAGACATTATGATGGCTATGTAATTTTAGCACAAGATGAGCGTGATTTTCAAACAAAAGTTTCCAAAATTCAAAGAGGTGATACTTTTGGTTTTTACACGGTGGAAAGGGCGTTGTCCTTAAATTGTGCCTAACGGTTCGTGGCTTGGCGAAGTTGCCGAACCGAAAGCTAAATTGAAAAACAAAATTTGAAATTATGGAACAAAGTTTAATTGAAAAACAAAACGGCAATTTTGCCAATACCGTGTTAGGCGATGCCCTTTCGAGAATTTAATTAGTAACAATTTAAAATAATAACACAATGACAGAACAAAAACTTATTGATGAAGGCTACAAAGACGGCAAAAAGTCTTTTGATTTTTATGTAAAAGAATTTGGAGAAAATTTCAAATTTGATAAAGTTCACAAAGCTATGACTGCACTTAATTGGTGTTGGTCATTTGGTAAAGATGAATTAGGTCAAGAACGAAAAGGTGTTCCAGATATTAATACATTAAAAAATAGAGCATATAGTCTTTTAAAACAGGCTTACGATGAAAATAAGCAAATTTCAACAGCTGGATTTTCTGCTGGTTGGGATAGTGGCGAACTTTACTTAGTGTTCAACTTGGAGGAGTGGTCGGCTTAGGGTTTCGCCTAACGTTTTCGGGTATTGCCGAAGGCAGGGATTTAGAAGTAGAAAGTTTCAACCTTGCACAAATGCCCAATAGAAGTAAAAATGATTAATTAACCGAGAATGCCCTGCTTTTGGCAATACCTTGTTAGGTGCAGTGCTTCTCACAAATTTTTAAATATGGAATACACAGAAGAAATTTTAAAAATAGCCAAGTTTATGGGATTAAACCCAATTAAAGGCTTTAATGAACACACAGGCGGTCATTATTATTACTACAATAATGCTGAAATGGAAGACTACGAAGGACTACCTTTTTATGATGATTGGAACGAAATAATGCCTGTTGTTATAAAAATTGAAAGTTTTGGTGGTGATGAAAACGAATTAGATATTTTTGGCAACTGCGTACAACTTGGTGATGAAGAATTTGTCGGCAAAACAAAACTTGAAGCAGTTATTAAATCTGTCAACTGGTGGGTGTCACAGCATTGCACCTAACGTATGGTGCTATGAGCAGGTTTGCCTTGCAGAAATGTTCAAATTTAGCACAAATGTTATTGGCAAACTTGCTTATAGCACGTGTTATACGCTGGCACGGTTGATTAAACGATAAACTTAAATTGAAACACAAAACAAATTTTTTATTAAAATGAGCGAGGGAAAAAAAGAAATATTATTAGGTGATAGCATTGAGTTAATGAGAACTTTTGATGCAGAAAGTATAGATTTATGCGTTACCGACCCACCATATAAATTAACAAGTGGTGGATGTAAAGGTGGTCTAAAAATAGAAATGAACACTATTACAAGGGAAGAAAAAGAAAGTGGAATTATGTTTGAGATACCACCTTTTTACAGATGGATGGATGAACTATTTAGAATTATGAAAAATGATACTCACTTTTATTGTATGAGTAATCAAAAAAACTTATCTCAAATAATTTTAGATGGTGAAAAGGTCGGTTTTAAAGTATTGAATATTTTAGTATGGGATAAAGGGATGCACACGCCACTCGGATATTATATGCAGAATGTTGAGTTTATTGTTTTATTCAGAAAAGGTGGAGCGAGAAAAATAAACAATATGGGAAGCACTGCATTGATAAGTATAAAAGGAATAAGAGGCAACAAAATACATCCATCTGAAAAACCTGTTGAATTATATGACCATTTTATTTTGAACAGTAGCAAAGAGAATGATGTTTGTATTGACCCATTTGGGGGTAGTGGAACTATAATTGAAAGTTGCTTAAAGAATAACCGCCAATTTATAGCGATAGAAAAAGACCCTAATCATTTTGAAAAAATGAAAAATAGGTGGGGAGATTTTAATAAAAAAATTGAACCGCAAACTCTCTTTGGAAACGAAATGTAGTGCTTGCGTATAACGTTCGAGGGCTTTGCGTTCGGGCGGGAATTTTAGCACAAATGATGATATGAAAACAGAACTTCAATATAGCACAATCGTTCAATCGGAGCAGTCAAGCCCGCCTGACGCAAAACCCATGTTATAAGCTGGCTGCGGTTAATTTACCACTAAACTCAAATCGAAGCACTAAACAAAAGAATTAAAAAAAAGAGGGATGGAAATAAATAAAATATACAACGAAAATTGCCTTGAGACAATGGCTAAAATGCCTGATAATTTCATTGACTTAACGGTTACTTCACCGCCTTATGATAACTTACGAGAATACAAAGGTTATTCATTTGCTTTTGAAGATATAGCCAAAGAGTTATTTAGAATTACAAAGCAAGGTGCAGTAGTGGTTTGGGTTGTTGCTGATGCAACAATAAATGGAAGCGAAAGTGGAACATCGTTTAAGCAAGCATTATACTTTAAAGAGATTGGATTTAACCTACACGATACAATGATTTATAGAAAAGAAAACTATGCACCATTAACGCATAAAAGGTATGAGCAAGAATTTGAGTATATGTTTGTTTTAAGCAAAGGGAAGCCAAATACATTTAATCCAATTTTAGTTGATTGCATACACGCTGGAAAGGTTATAAAAAGAAGTAGAAGCACTTATGAAACAGGAATTAGACAAAGAGAGGGAAGCGATAAACAAGCAAAACCAACAGGCGATAAAAAGCAAATTGGTAATGTTTGGAGTTATAAAGTAGGAGGTGGAAAATCAGCAAACCACGTTGCTCAATTTCCTTTACAATTAGCAACTGACCATATTAAGACTTGGAGTAATGAAAATGATTTGGTTTATGATTGCTTTATGGGTAGCGGAACAACTGCGATTGCTTCAATTAATACAAACAGAAACTACATAGGCAGTGAAATTTCAGAAGATTATTATAAGAATATTGAAACTCGTATTAAAGAGTGCGGTGGGCTTTTTTTTAATTCTTTTCAAACGGAATTGTCAAACGAAGCAGGAACGTAGCAGCTTGCTTATAACATAATGTTTACGCAACCCCTTGCGCCAATCCGTCCAATAGGGCGGATATACGAAACTAATATTAACAATCTAAAACAGAAATAACCAATCTAAAGGCGGTGTAGAAAATACCTGTTATAATCGTACAGCGATGTTGAACGTAACAAAATCAACACTATTGCAAGTGAAAGTATATTGCATTTGCCGCCGCCCCAAAGATTGCTAACCAACAATAAAACAGAAGAAAGATGACCTCCTACCAAAACACAATAATGGACTTGCTTCAAGGTGACACACCCAAAGCAAAGCACGACTACCTAGTAGCGTTAATACTTAAAGATGTTTCCGACCGTGACCAGTTCGCTATCGGATTCGCAGAGTGGATTCAACTTAATGGTTGGGAACATTACCCATCCGATATGATTTGGATTAAGAACCAAGACTACATGAACGGTAAGGAAACAACCGAACTCCTCGCCCTCTACAAACAATCACTAACTAAAACAGAAAGACAACTAAGATGAAAAAGATAAAACAATTGATATTTAAAATGTGCCTATCATTCGTTGATGCACAAACAAAATGCAATAATACACCGCTAACAGAGGATGACTTAACAGACATGGGTTGGATTCGACTATATGAAGACAGGACCGATAGGTATTATTTCACAGAACCAAATATAAAAGAGCGAGATAAAATTTGGATTGAATTTGAAAACCATTACTACCGTGTTTATCATGGCATGGATAAAACATTTATTGCACTAAGGATAAGTAAGGCATGGTTTGATGTTTATTATATGTTACACAAAAGACCATGAAAAGCATCTCCATTGTTTGCCCCGAATGTATTCAACCGCTAATTAAGGACGTCAAGCAATTAGGCAAATGAAAGAATTGGTATATATGCCCTAAGTGTGGATACAGAGAACGTCCTTCAGATGAAGGCGTAGCAAGTGCAATAGCAAATCAAACAAGCGATAGAATCAAGTTTAGAAATAGTCAACAAAATAGAAATAACAACTAACCGCCCACTTCGGGCATAAACAGAGAGAAAAAATGAAAAGATTTATTTGTAAAATATTACACAGAAAGCATTGGAATATAAGCATTGTTTCTAATTCAATAGGAACTAATGGATGTCGTAAATGCTCTAAATGCGGATGTAAACACTCTATCTAACCCCACCCACCATGAACCCGACAAAAAAGGCGAATGCACTCATTGAACAGTTTGCACCAATGATGCCTAATGAACATTGGCAAGATAAAGCGATAGAGTGCGCAATCATTTGTTGTAATGAATGTATAAGGGCCTCACAATACATCGCTCACTTGAATCATTCATATCACGAATTTGAAACAACAGAATTTTGGATGCAAGTCCGCACCTCACTACAAAACCGTTAAAAAACAAATAACATGGAAGAGAAAATTATAGAAGCAGCCAAAGAATTGCTTATCCAAATCCACGAAAAGGAAAAAGTGTCGGACTTTGAAATAACGATAGCGACAGAAACGCTGCGTGTTTTATTACACTCTGTTCTCAATGGTCTTTCAGAGCGTGACAAGTTTGCGATGGAGTTTGCGGAATGGTTGACTAGAAAGTTTATCAGGGCGCATGGAGATGAGAACACTTGGTACTTTAAGTTGATTGAAGATGGAAAAATATATTCAACACAACAGGCATTCGACCTATTCAAAGCACACCAAGCGAAGGAGGGGAGGGGATGAACTGTGAAGAATGTGGATTCCAAATTACCACAATAGAAAACTACGGAACAAACGCCCACCCCATTTGCGGGGTATGCTACGATGCACTGCATCCCGAATCCAATGACGAACATTCAGACGCAGACGCAGGATTATGACCCCCACCACCTACTACACCGAACTATTCAACTGACTGCCAATGAAAGACTATTACACCTACTACCTCGACCTGTTCGACCACACCACCGACCACAAAGTCTACGCCTCTTACCGGGAAACGCTGTGGGATAACCGTACCGATCCGCCGGACATCCGTGAGGCGAAGTTTAAAGCACTTGACCAACTGATACGTGAGTTCAAGGCGAAGCGGAAAAGTGTTAATAAGTCGCAGTGATTATATTTGCGAAAGTGAAATAAGTGGATTAATATTGCAACAGCTCCTCAGATGAAAAAATTCAACAAAAAAATCTCTACTACTTACACTGCCATTTTAAAGCGTTCTGCTTTGACTGGGGAGCCTTTGTATTTAGTAGAGGCTTTTTGTTATGAGTAATTCAAAAGATACTAGGTATTTTTCTCATGACTACAATAGCCGAAACGACATTAAAATTCGTAAGCTAATTTTAAAACATGGTCAAACGGGTTATGGTATTTTTTGGTCTATTGTTGAAGACCTTTATAATAATGCCAATGCATTGCCAACGGATTACGAACTTATTGCAGATGAACTAAAGGCCGATGTAAGTATGGTGAAATCGGTTATTTGTGATTTTCAATTATTTGTTATTTCGGGTGAATTATTTGGAAGCTCTTCTGTTGAAAGCAGAATAGCCGCAAGAAAAAAGACTAGCAATGATGCTAGGGATAAAGCTAATGCAAGATGGGCGAAAGAACGCGAAAAACAGGCTTTAGAAGCTTTAGCAATGCAACAGCATAGCACTGGCAATGCAATAAATAAAGAAACAAATAAAAAAATAGATACAGAAATTGCGGCTACGCCTCCACCCATCACTTCGCCTCAAGAAGATTATTCCACACCATTATCAATCGCTGCCCTAAAATACATTTCAGAAGAATGTCCTACGGTCGCTAAAATGAAATCCCCATTAACTCACAAAGAAGCTAATAAACTGATTGACGAATTTGGAAAGGATGTTCTAAAAAAATACCTAAACAGCTTAGAAAACTATGTACCATTATTAAAAACCTCAAAGTCTGCAAACTTAACAATCCGTAAATGGATTGACAAAGATAAAAAAGCAGGAACTTTTGGAAACAATAAAAACCTTTCAATCCCATCAGGAGTAACGGCAAACTAATGGCAAAGAAACTTTATACCACTTTTAAGGATTGCAGGGGCAAAATCGAAGACCTTTATCGCAAAGGACTAACGAAGGGAATCTATTGCGGTTTTAATTCGTTATTTGACCACTATTCGCCAAAGCTAGGAACAACGACCTATATTTTCGGTTCACCAACGGGCGGAAAGAGTGAGTTTGCTTTTGAGTTATTGGTTACAATGTCAGAGTTATACGGATTTAAACACGCTATTTATTCACCCGAAACAGGAAACCCCGAAGAAATCGCAGCTGAACTAATTTCAAAAGTTGCCCGAAAGCCGTTTTACAAAGGATTTTATGACAATCAAATGTCGGAAACGGAATATTACAGGCACTTGGACTGGGTTTCGGAACATTTTTTTATTATTGATCCAATTGAAACCGACATAACCCCCGAAGAGTTTTACGCTCAAGTGGATTTGATAGAAAGCGATTTAGGAATAAAAATCCATACTACCGTCTGCGACCCGTTCAATGAACTTCGCCACGCTCTCGAAGATGAACGGCAAGACCTGTACATCGAAAACCGTTTAGGTATGATTCGCCGGAACGCAAAGGCCACCAACCGGCATCATTTCATCATCACTCACACCACCAAACAAGAAGCGAGGATAGTAGGTACAAAGAAATACTACGACCCGCCCACCGCCCACCAAATAAGCGGAGGCCAAGCGTGGTATCGGAAAGCGATGAACCTACTGGCAGTATGGCGGCCACCGCAGGGAATGACTGACGAGGACAATGTACCTTACCAAGATAACGAGGTGCATATCATCATTCAGAAATACAAGCCCAAAGGTTCGGGAAAAAAAGGAACAGTAAAACTATATTTAGACACAATAGCCAACCGATACTATGAACTCGAAAACGGACAAAAACGATACGCCGGAAAGCAACCCGAAAAGCCAACCTACACCCATATCGGAGCAAGTGATGTTAACTTTTGACTCGCTTCGCAAAATCAACAACACCATCAAAGAACACGACCTACTTTTGATGTTCGAGGATGACGAACGGGTTTTACCCAGCCTTGTCGCTATCTTTAACTTCTACAACGAAGCCTACACTGTAGGGTCAATGGTCGCCCCGTATTACATCAAACAACGGGAACAGATAAAGGGATTGAAAGCCGAAAACGAGCGTTTAAAAGCAGAAAACGAACACCTAAAGCAAAGCATCAAATGACAGGCAGAGAAAAAACCTACTTCGAACTGGGCGGCGTGAAATACTACATTTCCAAAGTCTTACACCTAACCACCGGGCAACTATCGGAGGTGCATTTTGAGCAGGTTCATTTCCCCAATCAGCATTTTATCCGAAGTGGCGAACAGTTCCTAGAACGCACCCGAAGCATCTTCACAGGTGAAACGATAGCGGCCACCGATTTACAGAAATTCTATAAAACGCAATACAAAGCCCATACAGCCCACCCGCTACTAAAACAGCCTAAGACACCATGAAGCAAAGAAAGTCGCCCACAGCTAATAAAAAGCCCATTAAATCGAAGCCTGTTACCGAAAGCGTCCTACAATCCCAATGCGTTGCATGGTTTCGGGCGCAATACCCTAATCTTATCATATTTGCTATTCCTAACGCTGCTAAAAGGTCGTTTCAATTAGCGGCCAGAATGCGTAAAGAGGGGATGGTAAGCGGGATTCCTGATTTGTTTATTGCTTTCCCTCAAATGGGTGACGTAGAAGCACCTTGTGAACACTCAAGTACATTTGTAGTCGGGATGGTTAGCGGAGGGTTATTTGTAGAAATGAAGCGTTCCGACACCGAAAAGACCACAGCCAACCAAGACTACTACCTGCAAAAGCTGCAAGAAGCGGGGTATAAGACCGCTGTTTGTCACAGCTTCGAAGAGTTTCAGCAAACCGTAAACGACTACCTAAAATAAATCATACCATGTCAAACAACAAAAATTGCCCAGCAAAATTTTGCCTTCGTTGCGGTATGAGATTCAACCGCCGAACCGATCGCAGGGCAACAAAAGAAACACCAGAGCAATACGCTAAACGTTTGCACTGTTCGAAGTCTTGCGGTGAATCTGAATACTGCCAATTACATGAATTAGTGGTGGTCAAAAAGGGTGACTACTACCTGACATTGGACGGGAAATGGACAATCAATAAAGACGAGGCGAAACTATTTCATCCTGGAAACGGTAAAGACGAGATAAAGAATGGCGAAACTAGACTAGAAAAAATAAATTTGCATAATCAAAAATAACGGTTTATAATTGCACTCAGGAAAAAGATACGAAATGATTCCACGACTTACATTCACATTCCCTACGGTTGCTCTTTTTGAGGGCTTCGTATCCCCTTTCCTAGAGGCCGTAGGGTTATTTTGCACCCACCCCGACAAATCATTCAACCAAGAAATAGGATAAACTAAAAAATAATCACACTATGGAAAACAAACTACCATTCACAAAAAAGCAAAGAAATGCTATTTATAAAGAGGCATATAAAAACATTGAAAAAAAGAACAACGATTGTATTTGTTGGGCTATATCACATCAAGAAATTGTCGAAAAAACAATTTTGCACGAACCAAGCATAACACACTTTGTATTTAAAACATTTCCTGAGGCTGCGATGATTTGCCCAACCAACTCCCCTGTATTCGGGCAGTTTTGGTTTTCATTGACACCAACAGGAAGAAATGAGCGACTAACCGCTCTCGGTTTTATGATTGCCATGACTGAACCATCTAATATCTAACCCCCATGCAAAAGCAACTAATCACCGACCAACTGATAGAGGAGTATCAGAAAGAATTGGACTCAATTTATGAACTATTAACACTTCTTGAAATGGAAGGTAAAAATGTTGATGACCATAAAAGACTGTCAATTCAAAGAAATCAATTAAGAATATTCATCACCAGCCTCCAATCCCTGCGCCAACAGGAGGTGGATAATGTGATTGAGGCGTATGGTGTTGCTAAAATAAATGTGCTTACTAATAATGTACGTGCGCTTCAAAACGGCAACGACTACTTCACTCAAACATTTGAGCAGAAAGGAGGGGGAAAACAGAAATAACATGAAATACAGTATAACGGTAACAGATAGCCTTTACAAAAGCGATTCAGACGATGTTAAAATCCTAAAAGAATTAGGATTTATGTTTGAGCCAATGACGGACAGTTTTATGGGATATGATTTATCTATTCAGGACTCGAATATTTATGTTGAAATAAACACCCTTGAAGAACTAATATCCTTTAATGAAAAATACGGGCTAATCATTTTTGACGGAACACATATTGAAATTTATAATGGATACCGAGAATAACCCTCCAAAAACCCAAAGACAAATACTTGAACAGCCACAAATCGGGCTATTCGCATGATCCTCTGCGCCCAATACACGGACAACATGAAAAAACGTACATTAGCACAAAACGGGACAAATCCCAAAGACGACCTTGTGGAACTATTTAACAAAAACTCAATTGGTGCGGCAATGATTAATAACCACTTAGTTGATGTGATTGACGAGGTTACATTTATTAGGCTTGTCGAAGAGTTAAAGCCCAAACGCCCACGAGGCAAGAAAGTCTATTCAACGGATAAAGGGGTGAAGAGATGAATTGATTTGCATATTAGGAAATAAGCGTATATTTGCTATTGATGGCGAACCTAACACCAAAGCAGAAACTATTTTGCGACTATTATTTGATTAGCTTAAACGCTACCGATGCTGCTATTAAGGCGGGGTATTCTGCTAAAACTGCTCATTCGATTGGATTTGAAAACCTTATAAAACCTGAAATTCAATCATACATTGAAAGTAAGCAAGTTAAGCTACAAGAAAAGATAGAAGTCACTCAACAAATGGTATTGGAAGAGTTGGCAAAGATTGGCTTTAGCAACATCCAAGACCTAATGGATGAAGGCAATACGTTTAAGGACGCTTTAGAGATTGAGAAAACCAAAGCCGCAGCGATTGAGTCCATTAAAGTTAAGACCACCACAAGAACCATTATAGGTCAACCTGACGAAGTTTCGCAGGAAATCCAATTCAAGATGTATTCCAAGACCAATGCCCTTGAGCAGTTAGGCAAACACTTAGGATTCTTTGAAGTGGATAATAAGCAGAAAACAAAATCAATCAAAGTAACCATTGGAAAGAAGCCTTATGGAGCATGATTTTGATGTTGACATAGACCCCGACGCTTTCCTACCCGTTTATCGTCATCTTCAAAATGATACCACCATCGACATAGACTTTATCTACGGCTCACGGGATTCAGGCAAGTCAAGGGACACCGCCCAACGCTTGGTGGTCAAATGCTTATCAGAGCCGTACTTTCGCCATATACTAGCCCGTAAGACGTTCAACACCATCAAAGACTCGCAATGGCAGGTCATTAAGGACGTAGTGGACGAATGGGGCTTAGGCGACTTCTTTACCTTTACACAGAACCCTTTAGCGATTAATTGCGTCAACGGCAATAAGTTTTTAGCCAGAGGCTTTGACGACCCGCAGCAAATTAAATCTATTCAGAACCCGTCAGGGGCATGGGTAGAGGAAGGCAACCAACTCACCTCCGAAGACTGGATAGTCTTAATCACTTCGCTACGTTCCAATAAAGGCCGCACAAAGATAGACTTTACCTTCAATCCTGAATGCGAAGGGGACTACGAAGACTTTTGGCTTTGGAAAGAATA